CACCTGCTTCCCCAACGCATCTTGACCAATCCATCCACCCAGCGCGGGCCAGCTTTAATGGCAGCGGACGCTAGATGGAGGATACCTGAGAAGTCTGCCAAAGCAGCACCTCTGCGCAGGGAACGCACCTCTTCCCAACCTTTCCTTTTTCTGTCCGTTACTTTTGTCGACTTCCTTAAAAAGGTTGTCGAGTTTAATTCAGCAACGTTCTCGGAACGGATCGTTTTTCGTTCATTTAACTGAAAGCCATCTGGGTAAGAACCCAGGGGATGATCAGAAGAAATGATCGTATCATCACCGTTTACGAGAATGCCTCTTACCTTACTATGTCGCCCGGCCCAAAGGGCCGCGACATAGCTTTGAAGGCAGAGAAGGGGGAAAGAAAGGTAAGTTCCCATCATTTGACCATGGCTGACGATGCCTACGCACCAGCCCTTATGGAAAATAGATGGCCGCAAAGATTGACAAGCCCACACTTTGACCGGTCCAGGAATGTTGGATGACTTAGCCAAGGCAACACCCAGTATAGCTTCTGTAACGTCCAGAGGGAGGTTATCAGTCGCTGATACGAGGTCTACCGAGGTTTGGTACTTGCCCTTACAAACCCTTTCGATTCGCTTAGATGTGGGCGGGCCCCTCATTATCCATTCTTTACTAGCAATGTACTGGTACATTGCTTTATGCAGGGGAGCGAGGAGGTCGTACTCGAGGGAAGGAATCCCAAGAGGTCGACACTTACCAGCGCTCGCGACTTCCTTGTAACGTATCCGGAAGTCGGGGTCAGGACGGAGGGGTGCGGGAAGAACTCCCCGAGTTGTCGCAAGGTAATACTCGCTACGGTTAGAAAGACGAGCCCATTCATCAGATCCGTTTGTCTTCTTCTCAAAACGTGCCGAGGCACGAGGAGCAGTTGACTCACAGAAAGATTCATAGGTTTTGTCCCAGCCGAAGCGAAATACCTTTCGAGCGACAGATCGCGCAAACTGGAGGTACTCGGGGGAGGAAGGGTGGACTTGAGTGGTGTTAGCTAACCACTTGTCGAAACTTGACGGAGGGGGATGGAGCGCGCAGGTCGCGGGCGGGATGGAGCGCTTTAGAGAAGCGACAGAGTGGGCAAGAGCCCACCGGGACTTACGACCGAGACGTACAAATCTCGGAAAACCCTCATTACACCAACCGCGTTGAACGCGAGGAAACTGAACTGAAGCTCTAGTAGTACCAGTTCCTAAAAGATAAAGGAGGAATTTGTCAAGAGAGGACACTTCAAGCAAAGGTAGCTCACCCTTCCCAAGGGAAAAGCGCAACCTAATAAGCTTGAGGCCGTTCTCTATTGCCTCCCTAGTCGCTCTAAAATCGCGCTTACACGCGCAAGAAACGACAGTGGCTTCGGAACCTGTAAAGGGTTCACCCGAAGTCGCGGCGGTCATCACGACCGTTCCCAATAAAACTTAAGAAGTAAATTGGGATTCCG